AGAGGCCTGGGTGGCGGCGCTGGAGCCGGAGTGGCGGGAGCGCTGCATCAACGAACTCGCCGACCGCTACGGCCTGATCGGGGCCCGCGCCGCTGGCGTGGTTGGGTGCCCGGTGAGCGCGTTCGGCCAGTTGGTCGCCGGTATCGGCGAAGCGGTGGAGCGCTGCAGCGTGGTGCTGGCTGACGGCCGCATCGACGAGAACGACCTGCCGGACCTTCCCGCGGCGATCGACCGGCTGCTGCTGGTGGAGTCGAAGAGCTTCGAGATGCGCCGGCGCATGGAGAACGAACTGGCGATCCACGCGGGCGGCAAGCCGCTGTCGCTGGTCGGCTGAAAAAACAAACCCCGGCTGGAGTGGGGACTCGGCGCCGGGGTTCAGATCAACAGGAGTGAGTATGCACACGACGAATGGAACTGACAATGCCGCGCCACGTTTTCCGGCATCGCAAAACGTGGCGCGCCCGATGATGACCTCGCGCGAGATCGCCGAGCTCACCGGCAAGCAGCACAAGCACGTGATCCGGGACATCCGCGAGATGCTCGACGCCCTGTCGGAGGATGGTCCAGTTCTGGACCATGTCCGCGAGGACCGGGACGCCAGGGGCTACACGACGAACTTCCACCTGGACCGCGAGCTGACCGAGACGCTGATCACCGGCTACAGCATCCCGCTGCGGCACCGGGTGATCCGGCGCCTGCATGAGTTGGAGGAGCGCGCCGCGGCTCCGGCCATCCCGCAGACCTACTCCGAGGCGCTGCGAGTCGCAGCTGACCTCCACGAGCAGAACACCCAGCTGCGCATGGTGGTGAACGAGCAGGCGCCCAAGGTCGAGGCCCTGGGGCGGATCGCCGAGGCGCGCGGCACGCTCTGTCTGACCGACACTGCCAAGCACCTGAACATCCCGCGTCACGTCCTGCTCGACTGGATGCACGAGAACCGCTGGATCTACCGCCGGGAGGGTTCGGCCCACTGGTTGGCCTACCAGCCGCGCATGGCGGCCGGCCTGCTGGAGCACCGGGTAACCGTGATCGGCACCGACTCCATCGGCGACCAGTGCCTGGCCTCCCAGGTGCGCGTCACGCCGAAGGGGCTGGCCAAGCTGGCCCAGAAGGTCGCGGAGGGTTCGCTGTGAGTGTTCAAGCCATGACCTGGGCCCTGGAGCAGCGCGTAGTCACCGACTCCTCTGCCCGCCATGTGTTGCTGTGCCTGGCCAACTACGCCGACAAGCACGGCCGGGGCGCCTTCCCCTCGGTGGCCAGCCTCGCGGATGACACCGGCCTGTCCGAGCGCACCGTGCAGGCCAAGCTGCGCCTACTGGAAGACTTGGGTGTGATTGTCGAGGGCAACCGGGCGATCGCCGCGGCGTACATCACCCGTCGGGACCGTGTTCCGACCTGCTACGACATCGTCATGGAACGGGGTGAAGCTGCTGCACCCCGTCAAAATGAACGGGGTGAAACCACTGCACCCCGTGAAGATGCCACGGGGTGCAATCTACAGCAGAACGGGGTGCAAATTACGACGGAACGGGGTGCAGCGGCTGCACCCAATCCGTCATTGAACCATCAAGGAACCGAAGAGCAGCTGCAACACGCGAGCGATCCGGTCGATGTTCGCCAGCGCTTCGCCATGACCGAGGACTGGGAGCCGGATCCTGACGACCTGGCAGCGCAGACTCGCCTGATGGGCATTCCGGTGTCGGCGATCACGCTGCCCGTCGTGAACAAGTTCAAGGCCCACTGGCTGGCCCTGCCGGATGCCGTGTTCACCCAGGCCAAGTGGGCGAACGAACTGGCGAAGTGGATCAAGCGGGAGCGCGTCGAGGCCGATGCCGGCGAGCTGCCCGACGCTGCGGCCTGGGGCGCGAACGGGGTGCGGGTATGAGCCAGGCCAAGCGCGCTGACCTGATCGCGGCGAACCTCCGCGCCGCCCCGGCCCCGGTCCAGGCCGCCCCGAACGTGATGCCCGTCGATGACTTCGCTCGCCAGGTGATGGACGACCTATTCGACCGCATCCGCGGCATCTGCTCCGGCTGGCGCTCCGCCTGGTCCACCCCGGCGGTGATGGGCAAGGCCAAGGAGGAGTGGCTGGCCGAGTTCGCCCGGGCCGGCGTGAACAGCCAGGAACTGGTCGACAACGGCGTGCGCGCCCTGCGCCAGAGCAAGCGCGAGTTCGTGCCGGCGCCGGCGCTGTTCGTGGACTGGTGCTTCGGTGCCGATCAGCTGGGCCTGCCGAGCCTGGAGGAGGCCTATCGCGAAGCGCTGGCGAAGACGCACCCCGCTGCAGCCGCAACCGCCACCTGGAGTCACGCCGCGGTGTACCACGCTGCCGCCCGCGCCGGCTTCAGCAACCTGCAGCAGCTCAGTCGCGACGACGGCATGAAGCTGCTGGAGAGCAAGTACTCCCAGATCCGCCGCGAGATCGCGAAGGGCAACAGCCTGCCGCCGGTCCCCGTGGCGGCCCTCCCGCAACCGTCGAAGGCGGCCGATCCCGAAGTGGGCAACTCCGCCCTGCAGGCCATCCGCGCACGCCTGAAAGGAGCCCGCAATGTCTGACCTGAACCCCCTGAAGTGGCGCGCCAAGAGCAACCGCGACGGCCAGCAGATCCCGAACTGCTGGATCACCGACAGCGGCTACACCGTGGCCGAGTGCCGGTTGCCGGAGAAGCGCTTCACCGTCACCCGCCCGGGCGATGCCGCCCCGTTCGCCTACCTGGGCAGTCGCGAGGAGGTGGTGTCGATCATCCGGGCCGACATGAGGGCCAGCGGGGTGTCGGCATGAAGGGCCGCAACCCCACCGCCGAGCAGAAGCGTTGGCACGACCTGCTCGTCAGCGTGGTCGGCTGCATCGCTTGCCGCATTGAGCACGGCGTCGTGAATGACTTCTGCAGCATCCACCACGTAGACGGCCGCGCGAAGCCACATGCGCATTGGTACGTGCTCCCGCTGTGCGCCGGGCATCACCAGGCCGGCACGGGGCCGGAGAGCTTCCCGGGCGTGGCCGTGCATCCGTACAAGGCGCAGTTCGAGGCACGCTATGGCCGCCAGGCTGACCTGGTGGGGCAGTGTGCTCGCATCGTCGCAGAGGCCGGCCACGATATCCCGGCCGGCTTCCTCGCCTGGCTGGATGGCGACGAGGTGATGGCATGAAGTCGCCCCGTCCCATCGCGCATACCCCGCGCCCGCTGCGGCGTCCGAAGGTCGACTGGGAGGGCATGGAGCAGGCCACCCTGTTCTCCATCCTCGCAGTGAAGTACCCCGAGGCCAGCCGCGTCACCTGGCACACCCCGAACGGCGGCCATCGGCACATCAAGGTTGCCGCCGAAATGAAGCGCCAGGGCGTGAAGGCGGGAGTCCCTGACATCTTCGTCGCCCAGGCGCGAGGCGGCTGGTTCGGCCTGTTCATTGAGTTCAAGGCGGCGCCGCCGAATGACGCCAGGGTGTCGCCCGAGCAGACCGCATTCCTGCAGCGCCTGGAGCAGCAGGGCTACTACGCCACCGTGTGCCGCGGCGTCGATGACGCCCTGCGCGTCATTGAGCAGTACCTGGCCCAGCCCAGGACGGAGGTGGTGCGGTGATGGATATCTGGGCTGACGTCTGCAGGATCATCGGCAGTTCGTGGTCGGTGACGCCTGAGCATCGGAAGGAGGCGCGTGCATGCTTCGCCGGCCGGGGCGTGCCGGGCATCACCCTGCTGGGCGCGCTGCAGCGTCGCGCTGACGAGGTGCTGGCTGCAGCGCCTAGGGCGGACGTCGAGCGGCGCATCGAGGTGCTGGACCAGCAGATGGTGCTCGGCTACCAGCAAGAGCGCGTGGCCCTCGGCTATCGCGAGGGGCGAGTGGTGGGCAACCGCGTCGGCCGGCCTCGGAAAGTCGCTGCGGCGCGCCGCTCTGCCGTTGAGCGCTGCCGGCGAGAGATCGATGGCATGCGCAAGGAGCGGCAGCGCCTGGCGGACGAGCTGAAGAGGAGGGCGCATGCGCAAGCACGGGCCTGACCTGCAGAAGGCCGTGCCGGCCATCCAGCGCTGCCGGCAATGCCGCGGGCAGGGCTTCACGAAGGGGGTGTTCTTCGAACTGGACTGCGCCGCCTGCGACGGAACCGGTTGGCTCGGAGCGGATGGCGCGCCGGTAGAGCCTGCCGCGCTGATCCGGGCGCTGGGCCGGCGCCTGGACAAGGCCGAGCAGCAGTTGGTGGACCGGGCGAAGGCGTCGGCCTGGGCAGAGGACAACAACCGCCGCGGGGCCGGCGGATCACATTTCACGGGGGATTGAAGATGGCGCGTACTCGCACCTACACGGACAAGGCGCTGGGCGATACCGAGTATCTGCTGGAGCAATGGGGGTGGTGGCGCATGGATGGTAGGGGCATCCCGCACCACGTGTCGCAGATGGCCGTCATCATGAGCCGGGCCAATCCGGCTGGGGCGGTGAAGGCCTACCGCATCACCGATGAGGCGGCGCTGGCCGTCGATGGCGCGCTGGCGAAGCTGGTGGCGCGCGATCAGCAGATGGGGGACTTCGTCTGGCTCTACTACGGATCGAAATGGCCGGCGCTGCGAATCTCTCGCGAATACGGCCTGGGCGAGGCGAAGGTCAGGGAACTGGTGAAGGCCGGGGCCGCCTGGATCGACTGTTGGTTGGAGCGGTTGAGGGCGGCAGCATAAAGCGCTTTACGCGCGGAATAGGGGGTGTTTTCATGCCAGCGTGAACTGCTGTGAACGCAGCAAGACGCTCCAATAAACCCGGCCATCGCGCCGGGTTTTTTGTTGTCCGCGATTTCATGGTGCGCGCTCCGCGCCTTGCCCGGTCATGGCCGGGCCTTTCTATCCACGCAGTGCCAGGGCTGGCGAAGCCTGGGGACACCCTTATGAGGACTTCCACAATGACCGAGCCGGCCTCGACAGCAGTTGGCGGGATCGCGCTCTACAAGCTCGGCGCCTTCGGAGGCTTCGCCTTCTTGGCCGCCATCCTGGTGATGGTGATGACTCTGCCCAAGTCTCCGCGCGAGTTCGTGGTGGCCATGATCTGCACCGTGGTCTCCAGTGTCTGCGGTGGTGCGTTCCTGGTCCGCTGGCTCGACATCGGCAGTTGGGTGCAGGACGACATCGGCATGATCGCTCTGTGCGGCGTGATCTTCGTTTGCGGTCTGCCGGCATGGGTGATCGTCCGGGCCTGGTTCGCCTGGAGCGAGTCGCGCAAGGACAAGGCGCTGCCCGAGATGGTGAAGGAGTTTCGCGAAGGCACCGGTCTCTGAGGGCGGGACCATGCGCGGAAGCATCACTGCCACCGACTTGGACGATGCGGTGGCATCCTTGGCCGGCCTCGGCGGCGATCTGCCCAACCGTGTGTTGGCCGACGCGCTCAACCACACGGCCAACCAGGCCGAGGGCGCTTTGGTCGACGCGCAGAACGACGTCTTCGACCGGCCCACGCCGTTCACCCTCAATGCGATCCGCATCCTGAACGCCACGCCGAGTCGTCTAGAGGCCTCGCTGTGGGTGAAGGACGACAAGGACAACAACTCCAAGGGCCAGGCGCCCGAGGACTGGGTGGCACCGGAAGTGTTCGGCGGCCCGCGCGTGGACAAGGCTTCGGAACGCAACCTGCGAGCCAAGGGCATCTTGCCCAGAGGCATGTTCATCGTCCCGGCCGCCGGCGCCCGTCTGGATCGGTACGGCAACATGAGCCGCGGCCAGATGATCCAGATCCTCTCCGGCCTTGGTGCGCTGGAGTACACCGCCGGCTTCAAGGGTAATGCGACCGATAGTGCCAGGTCTCTGGCCAAGGGGCACCAGCAAGCCTACTTCGTGATGAAGCGGGGCAGGGTGCCGATCGGCATCGGCGAGCGCCGCGACAAGACGCTGGTGATGGTGCTGGCCTTCGTGCGCCAGCCCCAGTACCGCGAGCGCTTCCGCTTCTTCGACATCGTTCGGCGCATCGCCGAGGACGACGCCAGGCTGGAGGCGAACATCGAGGAGGCCATCGCCAAGGCGGCTCAGGGGAACGTCCCCAGCAACTTCCGCAAGCGTCCTCAGTCGGCCCCTCGAAGATAGGTAGGGCCAGTGGCGTGCTACACGCGGGCGAGCTGCCGGGTTTGGCGAGGGGAACTGACGTGCTACAGGCGAATGCGTGGGGGCCCCTAGGGAAAACCGGGGCCTGAGGGTAATTCGAACCCCGCCCGCGAACTACATATGACCGAATTTCGGGGGTTGGTTGTTGTGTTGTCATGAGCAACTCGAACATCACTCGGCAGCCCCATTGGCTCAACAAAAGCCGGATGGCGGCGAGCCTCGGAATCAGCACCCAAGCCTTTGATAAATGGGGCGTCGAGCCCGTGGCTCGGATTGGCCGAGAGGCCTTCTATGACGTCCGCTCGGTGCTGGAGAACCGCCTGGCCCAGGCGGAGCGGAAACACCAACCAGAGGGGGATTTCCCCGAGGGGATCGACCCACTGGCCGAGCACAAGCTGACGCAGGAGCGCGTGCGTCTCACCGCGGCCCAGGCCGAAGCCCAAGAGAAGAAGAACCTGGTGGCCGACAAGCAACTTGTGCCAACCGGATTCGCTGTCTTTGCCCTGGGCCGGATCGCCGCGCAGATCAGCTCAATCCTCGACACGGTGCCCTTGAAGTTGCGCCGCAAGCACCCGGACCTCGACGTGCGACACGTCGAGTCGCTGCAGCGAGAGATCGCCCTGGCGCGCAACAGCGCCGCCGAACTGGGCGACCTCCTACCGGGAATGCTGGATGAATATGTCGAGTCCTTGGCTGAATGACCTGCAGAAGCAGATCCGGCTCGGCCTCCAGTCCCTGTATCGTGAGCCACCACTGACTGCGGTGGAGTGGGCGGACAAACATTTCTATCTGTCGTCCGAGTCCTCCTACCAGGAGGGCAAGTGGGTGACGGCGGCGTTCCAGGTGGCGATCCTGAACGCCATGGGCAACGACCTGATTCGCGTAGTCAACGTGATCAAGTCCGCCCGGGTTGGCTACACCAAGATGCTGATGGCCAACATCGGCTACAAGCTCCAGCACAAGAAGCGCAACGTGCTGAGCTACTGTCCGACGGACCCGGACGCCGAAGAGCTGATGAAGCGGCACGTCGAGTCCTTCATCCGCGACGTCCCCGTCCTGCTGGCGCTGGCACCCTGGTACGGGAAGAAGCACCGGGACAACACCCTCGCCGCGAAGAAGTTCAGCCACCAGAAGATGCTCTGGTGCCTGGGTGGCAAGGCTGCGCGGAACTACCGCGAGAAGTCGCCCGACGAAGTCATCTACGACGAGCTGTCGAAGTTCGACGCCGACATCGAGGGCGAGGGCTCTCCGACCTTCCTCGGCGACAAGCGCCTGGAGGGCGCGACCTTCAAGAAGTCGATCCGCGGCTCCACGCCGGGGACGGCCGGCGAGTGCCAGGTCACCAAGGCCGGCGAGGAATCGCCGCACTTCATGCGCTTCCACATCGGTTGCCCGCACTGCGGCGCCGAGCAGTACCTGAAGTGGGGCGGGAAGGACTGCGCCTTCGGGATCAAGTACGAGAGGAATGAGCTCGGCGAGGCTGAAAAAGCCTGGTACTGCTGCGAGCGCACCGGCTGCGTGATCGAGTACCACGAGGCGGTCGAGGCGGCCAATGATGGCCGGTGGATCTGCGATCGCACCGGGCTGTGGACGCGCGACTCCATGGAGTGGTTCAAGGCCGACGGCGAGCCGGCCCGGACGCCGCGCTCGGTCACCTTCCACATCTGGACTGCCTACAGCATCTTCACCACCTGGCTGGACATGGTGGGTGACTGGCTGAACGTGAAGGGCGACCGCGAAAAGCTGATCACCTTCGTCAACACCACCCTGGGCGAGACCTGGGAGGGTGACCAGGGCGAGAAGCTGGAGTGGGAAAACCTCTACGGTCGCCGGGAGGTGTGGGCGCACCTGCCGGCGCGGGTGGCGGCGCTGACCGGCTTCATCGATACCCAGGACGACCGCTACGAAGCGCGCATCTGGGCCTGGGCCGCAGGCGAGGAGGGCTGGCTGGTGGATCGCTGGATTCTCCAGGGCGATCCCGCCAGCCAGGAACTGCGGCGCAAGGTAGGGCTGAAGCTCCAGCAGCAGTACCAGCGAGAAGATGGCGTGAGCATGCGGGTGGCTCTGTGGGGCTGGGACTCTGGCGGCCACTACACCGACGAGGTGTACGCGGAGAGCAAGAAGCACGGCCTGATGTGGGTTATCCCCACCAAGGGGCACAACGTCTACGGCAAGCCCATCGCCGAGTTCCCGATGAAGAAGAACAAGGCCGGCGTCTACCTGACCATGCTTGGCACCGACAACGCCAAGGAGCTGATCTACAGCCGCCTGAAGTTGCAACCGCAGCCCGGCGCCATTGTGCCCGGTGTAATGCACCTGCCGGCCAACGACGACATCTGCGACGAGAACGAACTGAAGCAGCTCACCGCCGAAACCAAGGTGATGAAGATCGAGAAGGGCCAGCGGGTGTATCGCTGGGACGCCAAGGGCCGGCGCAACGAGGCGCTCGACTGCGCAGTCGGTGCGCTCGCCATGCTGCGTGTGGCGCAGCAGCGCTTCGGTCTGGTGCTCGAAGCACCACCCACAACCTCCGCGCCACCCCCGGCGGCGGGAACCCCCAAGCGCCGCAGCTCCGGCAGCGGCTACCTGAAGCAACGTCGATAACCACGCGAGGCGGATATGACCGATGCGCAGCAACGGCTGGCGGATGTGCGCGCGGCCATCCATGACATCCTCACCCAGGGCCAGGCCATCACCAAGGACGGCCGCAAGCTCGAGCGGGCGCAATTGGCGAGCCTGCGGATGCTGGAAAGCCAGTACGTGGCGGATGTCGGTGCGGAGTCTGCACTCAGCGGCCGCCGCTCCCGAGTCGCCCGGCTGTACCACGCCGGGAAGGGGGTTTGATGGCCAAGTACCCCCACCTGACCCGAGCGGGCTTCATGCTCCCGGATCGCATCAAGAACAGCTACGACGGTGCCGGCACCGGCCGCCGGGCCCAGAACTGGGACGCGCCGCCGGGCTCCATCAACACTCTGTCGCTCCCGGCATTGCCGCTGCTGCGCAAGCGCTCACGCGCGGCGACGCGCAACGACCCCTATGCCGGCGGCGCGATCGACACCAGGGTGAGCAACCTCATCGGTACGGGCATCGTCCCTATGCCGACGACGCAGGATAAGAAGCTGCGCCGCCTGATGCTGGAGCTGTGGGCAGACTGGACTGACGAATCGGACGCCGATGAGCGTACCGACTTCTACGGCCAGCAGGCCCTGGTGGCCCGGATGGTCGAGGAGAGCGGCGAGTGCTTTGTCCGAATGCGCCCGCGGCGCCCGGAGGACGGCCTGGCCGTTCCCCTGCAGGTGCAGTTGCTTCCGGCAGAGTTCGTCCCTGTCGAGAAGAACGAGGTGACGCGCAACGGCAACCTGATCCGGGCTGGCATTGAGTTCAACGCGCTGGGCAAGCGGGTGGCGTACTGGATGTATCGCCGCCACCCCGGCGACAGCTCTGTGATCGCCGCAGGCTACAACCAGTTGGTGCGCGTTCCGGCCAGCGAGGTGCTGCACATCTACGAGTTGCAGGAGGCTGGGCAACTGCGCGGCATCCCGAGGCTTTCGCGGGTTCTGCTTCGCCTGCGTTCGCTGGATAACTTCGATGATGCGGTTCTGTTTCGCCAGGAGGTGGCCAACCTGTTTGCCGGGTTCATCACCCGGCCTAACGCGGCCGACCTGCCGCAGATCGACCCCATCAACGGAGGTCCGGCGCGCATGGATGGCGACGGCTTCACCCCGATGGTGGGGCTGGAGCCCGGCACCATGCAGGAGTTGCTGCCGGGCGAGCAGGTGGAGTTTTCCAAGCCGCCGGAGGCCGGCAACAACTACCCGGACTTCATGCGGCAGCAACTGCAGGCTTCCGCCATGGGGGCCGGGGTGCCTTATGAGCTGTTCACCGGGGATCTTCGCCAGGTGAACGACCGCGTGATCCGCGTGGTGCTCAACGAGTTCCGCCGCCGCCTGGAGCAGATCCAGTTCAGCCTCTACATCCACCAGTTCTGCCGGCCAATCCGCGCGGCCTGGATGGACATGGCCTACCTCTCCGGCGCGCTGGACCTGCCTGATTTCGCGCGCCGCCGGCGCGAGTACCTGCGGACTCGCTGGGTTCCCCAGGGTTGGGCCTATATCCACCCGGTGCAGGACGTTCAGGGCAAGGTCATGGAAATCAACGCGGGCATCACCTCCCGCAGCGAGGTCGTGCTGCGCCAGGGGTACGACGCCGAAACCATCGACGAAGAAAACGCCGCAGACCAGGCCCGCGCCCGCGAACTCGGCATCACCTACACCACGGCCCCGGACTTGCCGGTTGCCGCCGACGAGGAAACCCCATGATCGGACATTCGACGCTTCGCGCGCTGGCGCTCCAGCTCGGCCTGCGAATTTTCAACAAGGCCCCGGCGGTGCCGGCGCCCAAGGACGAGACCTGGTACAGCATCAAGGCTGCCGCCGAGGGCGAGTCCGAGCGGGCGATCGAGGTCTACATCTACGGCGAGATCGGCACCTGGGGCATCACGGCCAACCAGTTCATCCAGGACCTGAAGGCCCTGGACGACGGCGTCTCGCCGGTGCTGGTGGCGTTCAATACCGTCGGCGGCGACCTGTTCGACGGCCTGGCGATCCACAACGTGCTCAACCGCCTGGGCGAGCGTTGCACGGCGCGCGTCGACGCGCTGGCCGCCAGCGCCGGCAGTGTGGCGGCCTGCGGGGCTCACCGCCTGGTGATGGCCTCCAACGCCATGCTCATGATCCATAACCCCTGGACCTGGGCCAGCGGTGACGCCGAGGACTTTCGCAAGGTGGCCGACGTCCTCGACCAGACACTGGAGGCCATCGTCGCCTCCTACAAGCGCAAGGCGCCTGAAGTCGATGACGCCGAGCTGCGGCAGATGATCAAGGACGAGACCTGGCTGACGGCTGCGGAGGCCAAGGCTCTTGGTCTTTGCGACGAGGTGCTGGAGGGCGTAGCGGTGAAGGCGATGGTGGGCGACGGCGGTGCGCTGCGGAAATACCGCAACGCTCCCCAGGAACTGCTCGCCCAGCTCGACGCACCGCCGGCGGAAGACCAGCCCGCGCCGGTGCCGGCGGATGATCCCGAGCCGCTCCCGATCACCCAACCCAACGCTGGCGCTCTGGCCGCGCGGATCATCCGCAGCTGCTCGGAGGCCGGCATCAGCAACCTCGTGGAGGTCCTGACCATGTCTGGAGACCTGAAAGACGAGGCGAGCGTCGATGCAGCAATCGCCCGGGCCAAGGCGGTCCGCGATCTGTGTGTCAGCGCGCGCCTGCCGGAACTCGCCGCCGACTACGTGAAAGCCGGCCTCGAACCGGACGCCGTGCGCGCCCGCCTGTTCGACAAGCTGGCCGGCAACGGCTTCGGCGAAATCATCAATACCCCGCCGCTGGAAGATGAACCGCCGGCACCCACCAAGCCCAAGGCCGCCACGCCGTCGAAGGTGTATGCGGAGCGCAAGGCCGCCCGAACCACTAAATCCAAGGCTTCGAAAGGAGAAGCATGATGATCAAAACCGAAGGCTTCCACGCCGGTGAGTTCCTCCTCTCGGAGGGAACCGGCAGCATTTCCCGCGAGCAGGTGACGCTGGCTGCCACCGACGTGGCGCTGCCCGCCGGGCAGGTCCTGGGCATCGTTACCGCCTCGGGCGAATACGCCCCCTACGACAACGCCGCGACCGATGGCAGTGAAGTGGCGGCGGCCATCCTCTACGCGCCAAAGCCTGCTTCCACCGGACCCCAGGCCGCCACCGTGGTTGCCCGGCTGGCCGAGGTGATCGATGTCGCACTGACCGGCCTGGACTCTGCCGCCCGCGCTGACCTCAAAGCTCGCAACATCATCATCCGCACCGGCACGCCGTACTGATCGAACCCACCTGAAGCCTCTCGAAGCCCCGCATCTGCGGGGCTTTTCATTTTCTGGAGCAAGCAATGGCTGATATCAACGTCTTCGAAGACGAGGCGTTCAGCGTCTCGTCCCTCACTGCTGCCATCAACGAAGCCCCCGAGGTTCCCGGCCGTCTGGCTGCTCTCGGTCTCTTCGAAGAAGAGGGCAGCACCACCATCACCCAGCAGATCGAGAAGGACGGCGAAACCCTGCACCTGGTGCCAGCTGCCGACCGCGGCGCCGCGGGGCTGGTGGTCACCGGTAGCAAGCGTCTGCTGATCCCGTTCAACAACGTGCACCTGCCGCAGACCTTCTCCATCATGGCCGACGAGATCCAGGGCATCCGTGCCTTCGGTGAGCAGACCGAGCTGCAGGCCGTGCAGGACGTGGTGAACAAGCGCCTGGGCAAGATGCGCCGTCAGCTCGACGCCACCCACGAGCACCAGCGCATGGGGGCGGTGCTCGGCACCATCCTGGATGCCGATGGCACCACCGTGCTGCTCGATCTCTACGACCGCTTCGACATCAGCCCGCAGGTCGTCCAGATGGAACTCAGCAACACCGCCACCAAGGTGCGGCTGAAGGCCGGGGAGGCGCTGGATGCCCAGGAAGACGCTCTGGGCAACATTCCCAGCAGCGGCTCGCGCGCGCTCTGCGGCAAGAACTTCTGGAACTCGCTGATCACCCACAAGTCCGTGGAAGAGACCTACCTCAACACCCAGCAGGCCGCGCAACTGCGGGGTGATGCGCGCGAGGAGTTCGAGTTCGGCGGAATCGTCTGGGAGCGCTACCGCGGCAAGGTAGGTGGCCGCTCCTTCATCCCGGACGACGAGGCGCGCCTGGTGCCCATGGGTGTGCCGGAGCTGTTCCTGAGCATCTTCGCGCCGGCCAACTACATGGAGACCGTCAACACCCTGGGCCTGCCGTACTACGCCAAGCAGGAGGCCATGCCGTTCAACAAGGGCATTGCCGGTGAGGCACAGTCGAACCCGCTGCACATCTGCACCCGCCCGCGCGCGGTCATCCAACTGGTGAAGTGATGGCCGGCTTCGGCGACCTAGTCGACGACATGGATGACATCGTCCTCGAGGTTCTCGGGGACGGTGAGTTCGCCTATGTCGATCGGAACGGCCACACCCTGGTCGAGGTGATCCACGCCGCTGTCGAGGAGAGTGTGGAGCGCCTTGTCCAGGGAGCGCTCGACCGCGTGCGGACCATGGAGGTGCGCCGGGGCCTGCTGGTTCCGTTCGATCGCCAGGGCGCCTTCCGCGACACCGACGGCAACCTCTGGGCCATCGACGGAATCCACTCCGACGATGGACACCTGATCACCTTCTACGTGGTGCCCGAATGAGCGACGTGACCGATGTGCAGGCCGAGATCATCGGCCGTCTGCAGGCCATGCTTGCCGGCGTACCGGACTTTGGCGCCGACGTCCGTGAGGACTCGGTTGCCGGGGTGATGGACGCCGATGATCCCTCACTGCCCTCGCGCCTGATCGTGTTGCAGGAAGGCGACACGGTGGAGCGCGAACGCATGCCGTCTGGCGTGAAAGAAGAGTGGACCGTCAATGTCGTGGCCCTCGGCCGTGGCAGTGGATCTGCTGCCGCGCTTCGCGCCGGTCGCCTGGCTATCAAGCAGGCGTTGAAGGGGCTCAAGGCCGGCATCCAGGTAGATGGGCTGATCACCGTCGGCTTCCCCGCCTCCTCCGTGCGCCTGCCGGAGCCCGGCCGGCGCTGGGGATATCGCGTCATCCCCATCACATTCACCTACCACCAGAAACTCTGACCCCGCTAGGCCGCCTCCGGGCGGCCTTCTCATTTCAGGAGGGCGCCATGCCCGAGATCAAGATCGCCAGGGCCTTCAACTTCCGCGAAGGCTCCGATGTTAAGCACTACCCGAAATCGGACAAGCCCGTCGAGGTTTCCCAGGCCGTCGCCGAACACGCCTGGGCCAACGACTTTGCCCCCAAGCCCAAGGTCGAGAAGGTCGCCGCCCAGACCGCCGCGCCCGCCCCGGCGCCGTCCACCGAACCCAGCGGCGCCAAGTAAGCGCCGGCATCCCTCGAGGAGACCTACATGCTCCAGCCCATTGATCGTTCTTTCATCGGCGAGGGCCAGCCCTTCGCCCGCCTGTATGGCTCGCAGGACGCGCTGTTGCCCTTCGGCAACTGCGACATCTTCAGCGTCAGCTATGCCGCCGATCGCAAGGCCCTGCCGAACTACATGGGCGGCGGCGGCAACCGCAACGTGCGTACCCGGCCCACCGACGTGACCGGCTCCATCGGTCTCTACGACCTCACCCCGGAGAACGTGGCAGCGGTTAGCCGCGGCACCATCACCGTGGCGCCCACTGCGGCGATCACCGGCGAGGCCCACACCTCCGCTGGCGTGGCCTTCGAACTGATCCCGTTCAAGTACCTGCCGGACCTGACGAAGACTGTCGCCGTCAAGAGTGCCGGCGGCTATCCCCTGGTTGCCGGCACCGACTACCTGCTGACGCCTCACGGCATCCAGGTGCTGTCCGGCACCACCATCGACGAGACCGGCGTGCTGATCGACTACACCCCGCGCAAGAGCTCGGCTGTGCAGATGCTCAACAGCTCGGAGAAGGAGTTCGAGATCTTCATCGCCGGCCTGAACGACGCGCAGTCGGGCGAGCCCTACGCGCTGCGCATCCGCCGCGCCAAGTTCGGCCTGCTGCAGGAGATGCCGATCCTGGGCCAGGACTACCTCAAACTGACCGGCCCCATCGAGCTGCTCGCTGATCCGACCGTTGTCGCCGACGACATCTCGAAGTTCCTGCAGATGGACCTGGCGGCCTAAGGCGGCATGGCCATGGATGGCCTTCTGCCTTGCTGCTGGAGTAGAGTCCGCTCCAGCATGAATTTCGAATGGGAGGGAAACCATGCAATGCCCAAGTTGTGACCATGAAGCCCCGCAATCCGCTTTCGGTGATCCCCTTCGGTGCCCAGCATGTGGCGCTTATTACGAAAAGGCTCTCAAGATGAAGCTGGCGGCCGACTTAAAGGCTGAACCGGCTCAAGTTCAAAATTCGCCCCAAAAGCAGAAGTCTTTCCGTATGGCGGCTGATCATGTCCAGGTCGCTACGCGAGGACTGGATGGTGTTCAACCCGTAGTTGTGGTTGATATCCAAATGCGCTTTTGGTCGATGATGGTCTTCATGGTCAAGTGGATGCTTGCCGCAATTCCGGCTTTCATTGTGTTTGTTGGAATAGTTGGGATGCTTGGTGCCATTTTTGGATCATTGATCGGCGGTATGCTGGGGCTTCCAAAATAACAAGCTAGTTGCAACGAAAGAACCCGCCAGCAGGCGGGTTTTTTATTGTCTGGAGCTATTTATGGCAAACTCTGTTCAGCGCCTGATTCAGTTCATCTTGCGCGGCAAGGACGAGATGTCTCCCGCCGCCAAACAGTCCACCGAAGCGCTGGAGGCGATGCGAGGCAAGGTCGGCCAACTCAACCAGGCGTTGGACGATGCCAAGGGCGCACGCGGCCTAGTCACCGGGCTGGAGAACACCCGGCGCGTAATTGGCTCGACGGAAGCCTCCTTGCTGCGGGCGCAGAACACCGTGCAGGCGCTTCGTGAGGCGCTGGACAAGAATCCTGACAGCAAGGGCTACGAGACCTCACTGAAGGCTGCAGAGCGTAATGTTTCTACCCTGCAGCGCACCCTCGACACCCTGAACACCAAGTTGGCCGAGCAGGAGAAGGCCGCCGTCGCCGCTGGCATCGACACCAGCAAGTTGTCCGAAGAAGAGAAACGCCTGGCCGCTGAAGTTGAGCGCGCCAAGGCCCAGCTTGCCGCCGCGAATGAGGAGCTGCGCAAGCTCGAACGTCAGCAGCGACAAACTGCCGATAGCTCAAGCCGGATGAGTGATGCAGTCAGGAACATCAAGACCGGCGTGACGGATGCGACGGTCAACTTCGGTAAGTGGCTCGTCAGCATCTACCTGGTAGACAAGGCCCTGCAGGGGCTTGGCGCTGGTGTCGGTTTCCTTAAGGACGGAATCGGTGCCTTCATTGGTTCCGGCAGTGACAACGAACAAGCCCTGGCCCAGCTCGAAGCAGCCCTGACGTCTACCGGAAATGCGGCCGGATTGACCAGCCAGCAACTGCTCGACATGGCCGACAGCATGCGCTCGGCCTCAATGCTCACCACTGAGCAGATCCTTTCCGCCGAGACGCGCCTGCTGTCGTATACCGACATCGCAGCCAAGCAGTTTCCCCAGGCGCTGCAGATCACCATTGACCAGGCCCAGCGACTGGGCATCAGCGTCGAGCAGTCCGCCGAAACGGTAGGGAAGGCGCTGCAGTCGCCTTCTGATGCTATGGCCACCCTGAGCCGTCAGGGCTTCAAGCTGGAGGATGGGCAAAAGCAACTGCTGAAGCAGTTGGAGGCGACCGGGAAGAAGGCCGAGGCCCAGGCCATCATCATCAACATGATGACCGAAGCCTATGGCGGTGCCGCTGCCTCGGCGCGGCTGAACACCTTCAGGGGCCTGATGAAAACCCTGGGCGACCAATTCGGTGACTTCGCCGGAAAGGTCGCCGATAGCGGCGCTTTTGACTATGTGAAGCGGCGTCTGACAGACCTGAGCAGTAGCATCAAGGCTATGGCGGATGATGGCCGTCTGGATCGGCTCGCGAGCGGTATATCAGATGCATTTATTCAGGGTATTGATTGGATCGGAAAGTTTGTCGATAGGCTTGGGACCGTTGATTTCGAGTCTGTAATAGGTGATGTTTCAGGCTGGCTTCATAACTTTAGCGCCAATCTCGATGAGATGGCTACGAAAGTTAAGCTGTTCGTTGCACCGTTCCGAACTTTATTTAACGGTATTACTTCTGGGTTAAGCCTGATTGGGTTGGGATTTACCAATACCATGGGGCTTATGGCTTCAGCTATCGAGTGGATGGCTAAAAAAATACCTGATGCCCTTGGTGGTGAGAAAATTCGGGCATCTGTTGCAGGGGTTCAGGGAACACTCAAAGCCCTAAGCTCTAGCTTCAAGTCTCAAATAGAGCAGGACGCAAAAGATATTGCTGCTGCTTGGGATACAGCTGGAGAAGGGATAAGTGATGGCGCTAAATCAACAACTGGTAGCGTCAAGAAAGAACTTGACGAAACCTTCGAGCACACGGTACAGCGCGTCACCGGTATCAACAACGCCCTGGCGCAGATCAGCGCGGCGGAAGGTGTTGAACAACTTCGCCAGCTCTCCAAGGAGATGTACGACGCCTATAAGCGCGGCGACCTGAGCCAGGAACAGTACAGCCAGGGCACGGCGGTATTGAATGAGCGGCTCAGGAAACTTGGCGGAACATCGGCAACCACTGGCACGCAACTGAAGGGTGTTTCCGACAGCCTGAAGTCGCTGACCGACGTGCAGAACGCGATTGCCAACGCGCGCACGGATGTGGATATCGACAACATCCGCAAGTCGATCACCAAGCTGTACCAGACCGGCGTCATCAGCTCCTCGGAATACAACCAGGCCATGAAGGATCTGGAGTCGCAGCAGGAGCGGCTGAAGAGGTCCACCGACGGCTTGTCGTCCACGATGGACACCCAGGCCGAAAGCACGAAGGGGCTGACCAAGTCCCAGCAGATGATGAGCGAGGCCATGGAGGACGGCATCGTCACCACCGAGGAGCTGCGCCGGATCTCCGGCGAGCGCATGGAGGAGGAGCGCAAGGGCGTCCAGGCGACCAAGGACAACATCGCCGAGACCTCGGCCGACATGTCGGACTTCGCCGGGTTCTACGAGGGCGTCATCAACCAGGCCCGCCAGCCCCTGGCGGAACTGGGCAAGGAAGCGCTTGCCGCCTTCGATCAGCTGCGCGGTATCAGCACCACCGACATCTCGATCGATACCAGCTCGCTGGAGTCGACCACCAAGGCGCTGCAGCAGATGCGCTCGGAGCTCGACCGGGTGCAGGGCGCCGCCTCGATGCCGGGCCTTTCCGGCCTGGGCAGGTGGGCGCTGTCGATGCAGGAGGAGAGCAAGCGGGTTGCCGTGTCCTTCCTCGAGCAGAAGCAGCAACTGCTCAGCCTGATGGATGGCTACGAGAAGAAGACGATCCCGCTCAGCGACTTCGTGGACAAGGCCAAGGCCGCGCGCAACAGCATGAACCTGCTGAACGACTCGGACCTGCGGCAGTTGGAAAGCGCGATCGACTCGGCCAAGCAGCGAATGGACCAGCTGGAAAACGGCACCCGCGACACCCTGACCGGCCTCAAGGAGGAGCTGGCCGGCCTGCGCGGCGAGACGGAAGCGGTGGACCGCAGCAAGTTCAACAGCCGCCGGCAGGATCTGCAGCAGCAACTGGCTGAAGCCCAGGCCGGCGGCAACCTGAACGCCGTGCAGAACATCATGGAGGCGCTGGCCACGCTGCAGCAGATCCAGGCCGAGACCGATGCCAAGCGCCAACTGGCGGAGCAGCAGGCGCGCGTCGACGCCCAGAACGCTGCGCAGGCACAGGCTCCCGCGCCGGCCGCGGCGGCTCCTGCAACTGCAGCACCTTCCCAGCCGATGAAGACCATCCGCCTCGAGGTCCAGGGGCGGAGCGTGGACGTCGGCGTCACCGATGACGGTAGCCAACTGCTCGACCTGCTCGGCAAGGCTGCCTTGAGGACTAGCTGATGATGCTCGACAGCATCGAACTGGATGACCAGCTCGAATGGACCGATGAGTTCACCTGGGACTCGGTGGCGCAGGAGCAGGAGCGCTCCATCACCGGCGCCCTTCTGGTGCAGGAGGGCGTCAAGCTGCACGGCCGGCCCATCACCCTGCAGGCCAACGGCGGCGCCTGGACGCCGCTGTCGGTCGTGCGGCAGCTGGAGGCCCTGCGCGACCAGCGGCTGAAGGTGATGGACCTGGTGCTGCCCGACGGCCGGGAGTTCTCGGTGACATGGAACCGGGCCAATGGCCAGGCGCCGCTCGAGGCCTCCCAGGTACACCGCACGGTGAACCCGGGGCCAGCCGAGGACTACGAAATCACCCTGCGCCTGATCACCGTGGCGCCGCCACCCCCTGAAACCCCTTGACCACCAACCCCGCTCCGGCGGGTTTTTCATTTCTGGCTGGAGCGCACATGGCCATCAGCAAAAGCGACATCAAGCTGCTCAAGTCCCAGCGG